GAATTAGTTAATCGTGGTCTTAGAGATATAACATATTTGTCATTTGTAAAACCCCAAGAAGATATTTTATCTAATCTATATGAAATGAAAGTATTTTTTCCTAACTTAGAAGAAAGAGTTATACAGGGAATTAATAGCATTGCAGATGAGTTTCCAATAAATCTTACACTGAATTCTAACAATGATAACATGCATATTCTCAATGAAAGCGATTTAGAACTATATAAAAACTCTTTGTTTAGTTTAGTTAACGAAACATTATTCCATCACAATGTAGATTACGTTAGTGAATTTTCTCCTCTAGGCGGTCTTAATGATATTCCCGGCAGAATTCATTGCTACCCATCTACATTTCACACAGAAAAGACATGGAAAACTATTAGAGCAAAGCATCCATTTATAATTACCTCAGTTCCAAATACACTTAACGGTCTACGTGAATTGGGATATAAAACGTTTCATCCATATATCGATGAATCTTATGATACAATTGAAGATGATGAAACTAGAGTAATGGCTATTATGGATGAGGTTGAACGTTTGTGTAATATGACTGATGACGAAACACGTGAATGGTTAGCCAATGTTCAACCAATATGTAAGTTTAACTACGATCTACTACGAACCAAAAAACTAGAATTTAATAGACTATAATTACTCACTATAAATATTCACATATAATAAGGCGTATAAATGATTAAAGTTGCAATGATAGGTGTGGGTAAATTGGGTGAACCCTGCGCTACAGTTATGTCCAAACACTATGATGTAGTTGGATACGATACACAGGAAAGAAGTCCCTCATTCCCAATGAAGCCTTCTATTAAAGAAGCAGTAGAAGATAGAGATTTTATCTTTATTGCGGCGCCGACTCCACATGATGCTATCTACGGTGGAGAAACACCTACTAGTCATTTGCCAAATAGAGATTTTGACTATTCAACTACTGCACAGATTCTAAAAGAAGTTAACAAATACGTAACACAAAAACAATTAGTTATTTTAATTAGTACCGTATTGCCGGGAACAGTACGCAACAGTCTACGCAAATATATTAGTAATGGTCGATTCATATACAATCCATATCTAATTGCAATGGGTACTGTTGCTTGGGACTTTGTTAATCCCGAAATGGTTATTATTGGAACTGAAGATGGTTCTATCACAGGTGACGCTAAAGAGTTGATTGACTTTTATAAGCCCATGATGAAAAATGACCCTAGATATGAAGTGGGCACCTGGGATGAAGCAGAGTCCATTAAGATATTCTATAATACATTCATTAGCACAAAGATTGCATTAGTTAATATGATTCAAGACGTTGCTGAAACTAATGGCAACATCAATGTAGACGTAGTAACTAATGCACTTGCAAAGAGTGACTATCGTATTACGGGTCCTGCATACATGAAAGCCGGCATGGGCGATGCTGGCGCCTGTCACCCACGTGACAACATTGCATTACGTTTTCTAGCAGAACGATTAGACTTGGGTTATGATCTATTTGATAGTATCATGACCGCACGTGAAATGCAAGCAAAAAGATTAGCACAGAAATGTTTATCACTTGGTAAACGTGTTACAATTGTAGGTAAAGCATATAAGCCAAATGTGCCATATATAAACGGAAGTTACTCGTTATTAGTTGGACATTATGTTAAAGAGTTAGGTGGTGAAGTCAATTACTATGACATTCATACCGGTGACACTGATTTAAGAACTAATTCAACAGATGTATACCTAATTGGTTACTGGGAAAAGTATGTAGAAGAATTACGTTTCCCTGATAATTCAATTGTTATTGATCCGTGGAGACAATTCAATAAATCAAATCATAATGGAACTGTAATTCATTATGGTAATACACGACCTGAAGTTACTACAACTAACGATGAGGTTGTAGTAACTAAACGTGAGCAACATGAAACTAGATTAAACGCTGTTAATACAGATAATATTTGGTTAGGTGATGACATTGCTACTGCACGATTGAAAGGTGGAATCTTTCTTAAGTATCCACGTAAATTAGACGGTGGCGGACTTAACTTTAAAGATGATTTATTAGACGTTGTTCGCAAGACAGGAAAATATTCATATAGTAGAGGATATGAATGGTGTGCTGGCTTCGGTGCATTAGGATATGAGTTATTGGGTATGGGTGTATGCAATCATATTGTATTCAGTGACATGTATAAAGAAGCAATTGATAATTGTTTAGATACAGCAAATGCAAATAGTTTAGCCAAATATGTAACTGGTTATCACTGTGATAAAATTAGTGATATTCCAAAATCTGAAAAATGGGATTTGGTTGTATCTAATCCTCCCCACTGTTTAGATTTAACAGAGTTTGAAGCCAGTTTGAAAACTATGGGTAATACTAATCAGCAAAACATCGAAAATTCTGCTAGATTATGTGTTGACCAAGACTTTAAGATTCATGAAGAATTTTTTAAAAACATTGGTAAACATCTCACACACGATGCAGACATTTATCTTATCGAATGCCAATATATGGAAAGCGAAATACATATGGCAAGTTTATATGGATTAAAGTTTATGGGCAAATATGAGATGAAAAACAAAACTATGCCTCAGGGCGTCATATTACATTTTAAACCCTAAATTTAATTAGACTCCTGCAGTTTTCTCTAAATATAGTAGACACGGGAGTTACCATTGGATTTTACACTACGTTCTTTAGCAGTTGATGAACTTAAACCTAAAGAGAGACCTACAGAAGATATTTCAGACGCACGCCATCGTTCAATGATGGAGGCGATTGCACCCTATGCCAAACAAACTGTACAAAAGAACTTAACACCAGTATACGTTGACTACAAGACACGTAATACTAAAATGGTTCTAGTTCTATGCCCTGAGTGGTCTCCCTATATGCCCCCATTTAGTCTTGCACGATTATCAGGGGTCGCTAAGAGTTCAGGCTATGAAACACATATCATGGACTTGAACGTTAAAGCATATAACGCTTTTAGAGATGATTGGTGGCCTAATCGCAAACTACCTTTTAGACTATGGGATCCTTCAAGTTCATGGCACTGGCTAGGTGATACGTACATGAATGACATTCACCCTGTACTAGAACCTATTCTATCTGAAGCAGTAGATCAGATCATTGAGATGAACCCTGAAGTCGTTGGCTTCAGTGTTTATTATATCAGTGAAGAACCTACTAAGTGGATGTGTCAAGAAATTAAAAGACGTAATCCAAAGATTCGTATTGCAGTAGGTGGTCCAAACGTTCACAAGAGTTGGTTTAAAATTGAACCCTACTATGACTATGTTGTAATTGGAGAGGGTGAACAAAATCTATTAGTAATGCTTGATGAAATCGAGTCTGGTTTCCGTAGTCCCGAACCTCGTATTTTATCACAACCCGAAGACGAACGAATTAACATCAATGGTTTGCCAATGCCGGACTATGAAAGTCTTGACTTCTCACTATATGAAGTTCCCAATGGAGTTAACAGTGAAATTAGTCGAGGCTGTACTGCTAAATGTACGTTCTGTGAAGAAACACACTTTTGGAAGTATCGTCAACGTCAAGCAGTTGACTTGATTGATGAAGTAGAGTGGCTTTACTATAACAAAGGCACCGATATCATTTGGTTCATTGATAGTCTTATCAATGGTAACGTAAAAGAATTACGTGCATTTGCCAAAGCACTTGTTGCTAAAGACTTGAAAGTTCGTTGGACAGGCTATGCTCGTTGCGATGGTCGTATGGACTTAGAATATCTACAAGACTTAGCCGACGGTGGCTGTATTATGTTTAACTTTGGTTGCGAGTCAGGATCACAAAAAGTACTTGACGATATGCACAAAGGTGTTACTATTCGTGAGATGGAACAAAACTTTATTGACTGCAAGAAAGTAGGCATTTGGTGCGCAACTAACTGGATCGTTGGCTTCCCTACAGAAGACTTCCAAGACTATAGTGACACTATGACATTCTTATGGCGTATGCGTAATAACAATATCAATAACGCAGGGCTTGGTGTAGGATATGGTTTGGGTCCAGAAACAATTGTTGGACAGAATCCTCATGCATACAACGTAAGTTGGCACAAGTATCAAGGTCACTGGATCTCAAATGACTTTAAGATTGGCGGCCCGCATGTTATGACACGTGTTAAAACAATTCATATGTTCTTAGATTTCTTTAAGGGAGTAACAGAAGTTCCTGTAAGTTATCCTGTACGTAGTGAATTAGCACAACGTCACTATGACATTAGATTGAATCATCCTGCGATTCAAAAAGAATTACACTATGAAGATTTTGATTACAATATTATTAAGCCTGATCTTAATCCTTTTGCTGATACGCTTGTTAATGAGATGTGGCCATTCTTTAGAAACTTATGGAGAGCCAGAGGAGGCTATACAGCAGAAGTACGATTCCACCCAGACTTGGACTTAAAAGAGTTCGGTACTCAATATGGTCCGGGCCAGTACTGGGCAACCTATAAGTTTAAGATCACTGATGAAGGTCAGTGGGAAGCGGACTTTGATATTAAGTTTAAGCAAGTTGATAACCCATATGATGACAGACTTCCTCCTCCAGAGGGTCGTAAGGGTCCTTTCTATGCACAAGACTATTCACGTATTCAAGCAAACACTGCTAAACGTGCTAGAAAAATGGCTAAGACTACATGGGACAGCGAAGAAGGTCGTAGTGGACAAGACTTTAGTGACTTGTTAGAAGAAGAATTAGAACTAAACGCTACTATTGACTTCTCTTTTGATTATCATTATAAGGGAACTGGCGACTGGAGTAATTACATGGATCACGTAGTTACACTAGAAGAAAAAGAACTTAAGCGTGATAAGTCTAGAGATTTAGCAATGCCTGAAAAGGAAGCAGATACTCAAGCAAAGAAAGTAAAAAGTTCTGTAGTAAGTATTTCACTTGATAGTATTGTTAAAAAGAAACCTGTGCCCTTGTTACCATGAAGTCAGTTAAAGAATTTGAAGTATTGATTGCTAATTACTACGGGGCAAAATATGCTGTAGCAGTTGATTGCTGTACACATGCAATTGAACTATGTTTACGAGTTTATAAACCTCATAGTTCTGTTAATTGCCCGCGCCACACTTATCTAAGTGTTCCCATGACATTTGAGAAATTAAATTTGCCATGGGAATTCTTTGACGTACACTGGAAAGATTATTACTATATTGGTAATACTAATATTATCGACGCCGCAGTATATTGGAAACGTAATGGATATATTCCAGGATCAATGATGTGTTTAAGTTTTCAGTATAGAAAACATTTAAACTTAAATCGAGGTGGAATGATTCTACTTGACAATGAAGAACAATATGAGTTGTTACGTAGAATGCGTTATGATGGTCGTACTGATGATAAGCCTTGGGCTGAACAAGATGTTGAAACAATGGGCTATCATTATTATATGACACCCGAAACAGCACAATTAGGATTACAACGTTTCCAAGAAGTGGTTGACGTTAAGCCCCGCCGCTGGACATATAAAGATTACCCAGACTTAAGATCAATGAGTGTATTTAAATGACATACTATCTAAATGAAAGTGAATGGATGAATTCAACCAACATTCCTGAAGGTATGAATTTAGATATGTTGAACGGTTCAAATAGATTAAACACATTGTTAATTCCTGCTATTAGAAATTCAGTGTATGACAAAATTGTAATTGACTTAGGATGTGGAACAGGCATATTAGGATTAAACGCAATCAAATATGGTGCAAAGTTTGTATACTTTGTTGAACGTGATCCGCATATGTTTCGTATCTTAGAAAACGTTATTAACAAGAAACTAGAATCAACACAGTATAAACTAATCAACAAAGATATCGAAGAATTGTTGATTGAAGACTTTGATATGGGTATTCCTGATATCACTATCAGTGAGTTTTATGGCCCCAGACTATTTGATGAGGGCTATGTTAATTACACTAAGCATATTCGTTCATTGTTTCCCGAATGTTATTTTATTCCGGAAACATTTAAAGTTGACTTTTATCTAAACAGTATTGACTATAAAGAACCTATTTGGCCAACAGAGAACGATTTGATTGACCATTTTAAGTTTATGTACAAGGAAAAGGGCTTTGCTAAGTATATCCATACTGCACAAAATCTTTGCGTAGGGTCAATTGAATTCAATGCAAACACACAAACATTCAACAACAATATGGAATTTACATTTAATGGTACAACAGAATTATTATTAATTGGAGTCGCCAATATCAAACATAATACGTTGCATCAATCTTACACTACATTTGGTTGGCTATTAGACGAATCTGATACTGGTAAAAAGTTTCGTGTTTATTATGACATTGATAATTACTTTAACCCCAGAAAAATAGAAATATGACGTATAGTAGAAATGAATGGGACACACTAAAGAAAGTAATTGTAGGTCGTGCTGACGATGCAAAGATTCCTTTATTGGATCCAAGTTTACGCCTAATTAATTACGCTGACAGACGTTATACATATAACATTCCAACTGGCCCTTATCCAAAGCAAGTTATTGCAGAAGCAAACGAAGACTTAGAGACTCTTGTAAATTTTTTGCAGGGTGAAAGTGTAGAGGTACTACGACCAAACGTTAAAGAAATTCCTAACTACTACAACTATTGCCCACGTGATACTATAATGGCATATGATGACAAAATCATTTCACCTCCAATGGCACTACGTGCTAGACGCAACGAGTGGATGGCATATCACGGTGTTGTAGATATAATTCATTTAATGGGTAGACCTACTGGAAACGACTTATACAATAGTCAATGCTTAGGCAACCCTGACATACTAGCATTGAATGATACAGAGCCTTGCTTTGATGCCGCAAATGTATTACGTAGTAATGATGATTTGTATTATCTTGTAAGTAACACAGGCAACAAAAAGGGTGCAGAACTATTACAAAGTTATTACCCTAACTCTACTGTACACACAATTGAAGGGGTTTACAGTTATATTCATATTGACAGCACGATTGCATTATTGCGTGAGGGTCTAATGTTATTGAACCCATCACGTGTTAAGTCGGTAGAACAATTGCCTAAACCGTTGAGAAACTGGGATGTTATTTGGGCACCCGAGCCAGTAGACATTGGACATTATCCAGGCTACTGTAATGCAAGCACATGGGTCAGTATCAATTTATTGTCAGTGAATCCAAACTTAGTTGTATTAGAAGAACATCAACATAATCTTAGAACAGAGTTAGAGAAACACAATATTGAATGTGCCATGCTACCTATGCGTCACGCACGTACACTGGGAGGATGCTTTCATTGCGTAACAGTTGACCTAAAGCGAGAATGAAATGTTGTCAACGAATGATCTCTATAAAGAAGTACATTGGTTTAATTTTCCTAATCTAAAAACTAAACCACATAGTGATCAACATTATAGTATCAACAAAGTAATACATCAGATAAACAAAACAACACCTATTATTATCTTTATGTTGAATAATAGTTTAAAAGAACTACACCATTTAATACATGATGATGTTGATTATCTAAACGATACCGGAATAGATATCTACTTGTATGAACCTATTATTAGTTACTACAAAGGTAAACACAAGAAAACTCCACAATTCTATCACGAATATATTGGTAATGAAGATGTTAATCTAAATCGTTCAAAAGAACTTGACAGCATTAGTTTATACGCTACCCGAAACAATCTAACTAATATCACAGTACATACCTGTGACTATGATATTGAAAAATATTACCCACACTATAGTAATTTAAAATTAGTTTGCGATGACTTGTTTCTCAAGACTAGTATAACTATGCCAGTGCTAGATACAACCGAATATAAGATAGAACGTAAGTTTCTATCATTAAACTGGAGATATGCTACTCATAGACATATCATAGCGGCATATTTGCAGAATTACCCTAGTTATGTTAGTTGGCAATTTAAATGTGACTTTGAAACATTTAGTAAAAATCTATGGTTTAATATAGAAGACTATAGGGTAGATTACCTCAAGCAATATCGCAAACTAAGTTTGGGAACAATATTACTAGATAAGAAGTCGCCGCTTAACTTAGATCATTCTGTCAAACAACCTATACAAATTAATAAATGGGACGGTGCATATACTATTCCATTGAATTATCATACTATGTCTAACCGTTCAAGCACTGGTATAATAGCATCATTGTATAATAAATCTTTTATTTCTGTGGTAAATGAAACTAGATTTGCACAGCCAACTGCAAATTACTCTGAGAAGATCCTACAAACAATATTTCTTAAGCATCCGTTTATATTAGTTGCACCTCCATATACACTGAAATATATGCGAGAAACTGGACTAAAAACATTTAGTGACTTTTGGGATGAAAGTTATGACGAAGAACCAATACACAGTGTACGAATGGCTAAGATATTAAAGTTGATTGACTATATTGGTAGTAAGTCACTTGAAGAACTCGAAGAATTGAGATCGGAAATCGAACCCATTTTAAAGTATAATCTAGCACTATTGAAACAAACGTATCATACTTTTAATTTGTCAATAGTAAGTAATCCCATTAAATAAAGATATGAATAATGAACGAGTAACACGGGGACATTTGGGCAAATTATGGGGAGATGACTTTAAATACCTACCCTATAAAAAACAACCTATAACTAACCATGAGATAGAAACATGGAGAAATATGGGCTATGACTATGTTAAAAGTTTTACTGGTAGCATGTATGATAATAGAAACCCTATGCCCCAGTGGATAAAGGACATTGAGGGTGCGTTTGGATTGTTTAATCAATCATATACATTCTATAAAATGACCACACTTGAAATTATGCCAATACATAGTGATCATTACAGAACTTACTGCAAACTAAATGAAGTTGATTCCAACGAAGTATATAGAGTTATTTTAATGCTTGAAGATTGGAAGCCCGGCCATTATTTTGAATTAGATGGTGTTGGATACACTAATTGGAAAGCAGGTGATTGGTTTAAATGGCATAACGATACTCCCCATGCGGCCGCAAACATTGGGGTAGAAGACAGATATACATTACAAGTTACTGGACAAAACATTTACTCTGGGCAAATGAATTCTTTGCTTTGTGTTAACGTACCTAACGTTGATACTAAACAATCATCACATCTGTTTTTCAAATATAGTATTGTTCCTAAAATTGAAGATAATCTAACCCGTGCATTTATGGTGTATATGGATAACTCTAGTATCAAACAACTAGATGATATCACGCATGATATAAACGGAAAAGACATATTGAATAAAAATGGTTTGCATATTTATTTGTATGAACCATTGTGCAGTTATCTTAATGGGGCCAAAGTGAAATACAAACACGGCACCAAACATACACAAGGGTTTTACTCAGAGTTTAGTCACGATATTGACTTCCAACAGTTAAGAGCCGATGAGTTAGATAGCATTTTAGATTATATTACACGAAATAATTTAACTAATGTCACTGTACATACATGTGATTATGAAGTTGAAAAGTATTACCCGTATTATAACTCAAAAATGAACTTAGTTACCGATGACTTGTTTTTAAAGACTCAGGAAAATATTCAAGATTTAACTAATCTTGCAAATGACAACTTTACTAAAAAGTTTATGAATTTAAATTGGCGTTACACTAAGCATAGAAATTTAGTTGCTACATATTTGTCTACAATGGATTCAAATGTTAGTTGGTATTTTAAAACTACATTTGATGTGTTAAGTCAAGATTTGCCATTTAAATTAAATGAATGGCATATAAAGCATCCTACACATTTTAGAATACTAAAAGAAAACACCGAATACGTCAATACAAATAGTCCATTGATTGTAGATCAATTTACCAGTGAAGCAGTTTGGGTTAATCATCCACACTTAATGAATCCGTGGCCTAACATGGCAGAATATAAACCGGGTATGACACCTGCGTTATTTAATGGTGTCAGAAATACTTTAGAGCATTATTACTCCGATATCTTTGTCGATGTAATAAATGAAACACGGTTTTTTCAACCAACGGCAAACTTCTCTGAAAAAGTATTTCAAGCAATGCAATATATGAAACCCTTTATTGTAGTTGCGCCACCAAAGACAGTAGAATATATTAAAAGTTTAGGATTTAAAACGTTTGGTGATTTTTGGGATGAATCATATGACGATGAATATGACCATAGTGAAAGATTAGCAAAGATTTTTAAATTGATCGATGGTTTAAATGAATGTTCTATTGATAATTTGAAAAACGTCTATAATAGAATGCTTCCCATATTAGAACATAATACAGCATTGTTCACAGAGAAATTTGCCAACCCTGGTTATAGAATAAAGAGAAATTAATGGAAAAGATAATGTTAATTGCAGGTTGTAGTCATGCTGCCGGATCTGAAATCAATGGACAAGAGGATAGCGTCTATAATAGACAGCAATCATATGGCGCACAACTTGCACGTATTCTAGGTTATAAGCCAGTTAACATTGCATTGAATGGTGCATCAAACAGTTGCATTGCACGTAGTATCTTAAAATGGTTTCAACATAATTATAAGCCAAACCAAATGGAAGTGTTTGTATTAGCATCTTGGACTGAAAGCATCAGATTAGAAGTTGCAAGTAACAGAGGCTTTTGGTATAATGGTAGTAGCAAATCAGCAGACTGGTTTGACGATACAACCAATTCATACTTTAGAATTAACTTTGGCTGGGAAGGCGGAGACCCAGAAGAGAAAGAATTGTTCCCGCGCTATCATAAATTTATGGCAGAGAATGAAACTATGCTAGAGATAATGAGTGCCAATAATGTATTGCAGATTCAATATTTTCTAAAAAGTTTGAATGTTAAATATGTTATGTGCAATGCAATGCATATGTTTACTTTGGGTAGCAAACATGTGCAGGAATATCTTGACTTAATTGACAAACAGTGCTATTATAAACTGAACGGAACTAAGGACGAGGCATTCTTTTGGAAGTATCGCAATTTGGGTTATGAGAACCCTAACGCAAAGTATTGGCATCATGACGAAACACCGCATCGTTTATATGCTGAAGAACTTTACAAATTTATAGAGGAAAACAAATGTTTACATGGATAAAAAGACTTTATAACAAAGTCAAACGTGAAATTCAATACCGCAAACGTATCAAAGAACTTAAAAAACGGGACCCATTCATCTACAAATGAACTACATTGGAATCAGTACTGGCTTTCACGATGCCGCATTAAGCGTTATCGATGACCAGGGTAACATATTATTTGCTGGACACAGTGAACGTTATAACAAAGAAAAGCACACTAAAGATTTGTGCAATGATATTGTTGAGGATGCACTAAAGCACTGCAATAGTAGAGATGTTGAACTTCACTACTATGAACGTCCTTGGATGAAGTTCTTTAGGCAATTGCGTTCAGGAGAAAAGCCTAAACTATCTAGTTTATTCACTAAAGACCTTATTGGTTCAAAATTTGTGCATAAACTACAAGATGGTCGTAATGGTAAGATTCATACTCATAGTCATCACTTAACTCATGCGGCCGCAGGATTTCAAACATCACCCTTTGAACATGCAACAGTTGTTGTGATTGACGCTATTGGTGAGTTGGATACTATCAGTATATGGGATGCAAGTTATGATAAAGAAGGTAAAGCAACATATAAGAAACTTTGGGGGCGTAGATACCCTGACTCGATTGGTCTTTTTTATTCTGCGATGACACAACGAGTGGGCTTACGTCCACTAGATGAAGAATATATCTTAATGGGTATGGCTGCATATGGCAAGCCTATTCATGCTAGTAAGATAGAATATAATGTATTAGCCAATAGAACCACACTTGATTTCAAGTTAAATCTACATACTGGCATTAGCGATGATTTCTTAGCAGGTGCTAATGAAATGGATATTGCCGCTTCTACACAAGCACTTACAGAAACATTGATTACTAATGTTATCGCTAAAGCAAAGTTCTTAGGTTCAAGTCAGAACTTAGTATATGGTGGTGGCGTTGCTCTTAACTGTCTTGCTAATAGATTATTAGGAGATCACTTTAAGAATATTTGGATTATGCCTAATCCGGGTGACGCTGGTAACAGTCTTGGTGCAGCCTGTTTGGGTTATGGTAAGAAAGTTAAGTGGACAGATGCATTCTTAGGATATAACATTGAGGGTGATTATCCCGTTGACGATGTAATTAAAGAGTTGTATACGAATAAGATCGTAGGAGTTGCTAGTGGTCGTGCGGAGTTTGGCCCACGTGCTTTGGGTAATCGATCATTGTTAGCGGATCCTAGAGGATCAGATATTAAGGATAAAGTAAATGAAATTAAGCGAAGACAGAAGTTCCGCCCGTTTGCGCCAATTATTTTGGAGGAACATGTTGATATGTATTTTGATATGCCTCGTGGCTTCAGTGACAGTAGGTATATGCAAGTCATCGCTCGTTGTAGGCATCCTCACATATTTCCTGCTATCGTTCACGCTGACTTTACTAGTCGTGTGCAAACTGTACCTAACGACGGATCTGGAATTAGAAAACTCTTAGAACATTGGTACAAAGAAACAGGTTGCCCAATGCTACTAAACACATCACTTAACATTCGTGGAGAACCAATGGTAAACAATCGTGAAGACGCAGACAGATTTGAAAAACTTTATAATGTAACAGTCTGCTCATAAGTAAATGTATGTTGAGAGATGTATTTTACTATGGCAAAAAGCCAAACGTTCACCCCAGAGAAAGACACGCTGAATCACTAATAGATGCCCGTGCCAAGGCTTCTACTAGCCACTTCTGGATCATTAATGAATTCTGCGATTACAAAAATTTCGATTGGGACTTTGACTTTGAATTCTTATCCGACGAAGATGTATGGGCTGAAGATCATAACAATGTGTGGCCCAGCCAACATCAAAAAGATAGTGGCACTTGGCTATGCCCAAAAGAACACAGTGACTTAATTATCTATCGTGCAGATGTAAATCCTGTACGTAGAAAAAATGAAAAAACTGACAACTGGGTCGAATTAGATTTAATCGATCAAAGTAAGTTTGACTTCTCATGGCATCCCGATCCTTCTGAACCTGCTTATATCTATAAATGGGGAAATAAGTTTGCACCTGTACAATTAAAAACTGTATTAGAATATCACGTTGAGGGTGCAACACAAGTCAAGTACATGGACTCTATTGTAGAGTTGCTTCCTGAATTAGATAGATGGGTAGAAGTTCAACCAATTGACAAAGATAAATTTGATATGTCTTGGCGTCCCGATCCAATGGACACCCCGTTCATTTATATTTGGGGTAACAAGTATATCGAAGGCACATTAAAATCTACACTTGAATATCACGCACCTGGCGCAACTGATAAGAAGTACATGCCTAACCCAATTGAAGTTCTCCCTGAATGGGACAAGTGGGAAATATTACACCCTGTACACAAAGATAGTTTTGACTTCTCATGGAGACCTGATCCAAGAGAACCAAATATGAATTATGTATTTGGTCATAGTCAATATGACAGTACTAAGATGCCTACTATCATTTATAAGATGGATGGGGCAACTGATGAAAAGCATATGCCTAGCGTTGCTAAACTATTGCCTCAAGTCTCACGTTTTGAACACTTAGAAGATTGTAATGGCATTGATTACAGTTGGGTTCCTGATCCAACTGCGCCTCCTTATATCTATGCATGGGGCAATCAATGGAACAAGCCAGAAGATAAAATCTCTATTCAGTATGTAGTAGAAGGTGCAACCGAATATCAATACATGACAGAACGTGCTACACGTAAACCATGTAAAGATAACTGGGAAATTCCTACAGACATAGATACTGCTGGATTTGATTTCAGTTGGGAGCCTAGTCCTGCCGACCCACCGTTCATCTATGAGTTTGGCACACAGTGGCAGAAGACAGGTGGTCCTCGTTATGTAGTAGAGGGCGCAACTGAAGTAAAGTATATGGACTTACAACATGTAAGAAAACTGCCATCTACTGATAACTGGGACATACCTTCATATATTGATAAAGATAGTTTTGATTTTAGTTGGCATCCAGATGCCACATCTCCTAAGTATAATTATAACTTTCCTACTCAGTGGGCGTTGTCGGGAGGCCCTACGTATAAAATGGAAGGCGCAACAGAAATAAAGTATGTTGAAGACCAAAAAGCAAAAGCATTACCTAATAAAACAAACTGGGAATACTACCCTGATTTAATTGATGAAGATAGTTTTGACTTCTCATGGCATCCATATGTAGAAGATCAACCTTACATTTATATCTTTGGTACACAGCATCAAAAGACCGGTGGACCAAAGTATATTACCCCTGGCTGTCACAAAAATTCACCGATCAAGTATATTGACACACGTATTATCAAAGCAAAACGTTTGCCTAATCTTAAGAATTGGCATGTAGTCACTGATGCTAAATTATCGTCATTTGATTATAGTTGGCATCCAGATGATACAGAAGAGCCGTACATCTATGCTTTTGGTAATAATCAATATCCGGCAGAAATTATGCCCACTGTTGAATATCGTGTGCAGGGTGCAACGCAGGTTAAGTATGTAAACTCTATTGTTGCTACTCTTGCACCTGACAGGGCAAAATGGAATATTCCCGGTGACATTGATGATACTGGCTTTGATTATTCATGGAGACCCAATCCCAAAGATCCTGCTTATATCTATGAGTTCGGCACTCAGTGGCAGAAGACAGACGGTCCTCGTTATGTAGTAGAGGGCGCAATTGAAGTAAAGTATATGGACTTGCAAAAAGTAAAAAAATTGCCATGCAGTGATAACTGGTCTATACCTTCATATATTGACAAAGATAGTTTTGACTTTAGTTGGCATCCAGATGCCACTGCCCCTGCATATGAGTATGTATTTGCTACACAGTGGGCATTTAGTGGTGGGCCGGTGTATCACATGAAAAATTCAACAGAAATTAAATATGTTGAAGATCAAAAAGCAAAAGCATTGCCCGATAAAACAAATTGGGAATACTATCCTGACTTGATTGACGAAGATAGTTTTGACTTCTCATGGCATCCATATGTAGAAGATCAGCCTTATGTCTATATCTTTGGTACACAACATCAAAAGACAGGTGGCCCAAAGTATATTACTCCTGGTTGTCACAAGAACAGTCCTGTTAAGTATATTGATACACGTATTCTAAAAGCAAAACGTTTAATGAGTCTTGATAACTATACTGTAGTTGGTAACTTAAAAGTATTTGCTTTTGATTATTCATGGCATCCTGATGATACAGAAGAACCTTATATCTATCAGTTTGGTAATCAGTACTATGATGCTGAAACAATGCCTACTGTACAATATAAAGTTCCCAACGCAACACAAGTTAAATATGTCAGTGGGCTAAAAGCAACTCTTGCACCAGATAGAACTAATTGGGTTATTCCCAAGAATGTTGACGCTACTGACTTTGACTTCACATGGAAGCCTAATCCACATGCGCCACCTTATATCTATGAGTTTGGCACACAATGGCAAAAAACAGACGGCCCTCGTTATGTAGTAGAGGGTGCAACAGAGGTAAAGTATCTAGATGGTTCAAAGGCTAAAAGACTTCCTTCAGAAGAAAACTGGACGATTCCTAGTAATATTGATATTACTGGATTTGATTTTTCATGGCATCCAGACAGTACTAGTCCTCCTTACATGTATGTATTTGCTACTCAGTGGGCACTCAGCGGAGGACCTATATACACAGTTCCAGGTGCTACTGAGTTAAAATTTGCAGAAGAACAATCAGCAAAAGCATTACCTGATAGAACTAACTGGGAATATTTCCCTAATGAAATTGATGTAGAAGCATTTGACTTCTCATGGCACCCTTACTTAGAAGATCAGCCATACATTTATCAGTTTGGTACTCAGTGGCAAAAGACAGGTGGACCGCAGTATGTTGCGCCTGGTGCAACTAAAGAGTCACCTATCAAATATATTGACACACGTATTATCAAAGCAAAACGTTTGCCCAACAGAGATAATTGGAAGGCATTAGAAAATTATACAGTAGTAGATTTCGATTACTCATGGCACCCTGATGAAACAGAAGAGCCATATATCTATCAATTTGGTAATCAATATCACTCACCCGAAGTGATGCCTACGATTGAATACAAAGTAAAGAATGCAACTCAAATCAAATACGTGAATAAGCCACTTGCTACTCTTGCGCCCGATATGGACAATTGGGAAGTGCCTAGTGATATTGATGTAACTAAGTTTGACTTCTCATGGAAGCCAAGTCCCAAAGACCCTGCGTATATCTATCAGTTTGGTACTCAATGGGCTAAGACACGTGGCCCGCGTTATGTAGTTCCCGGTGCAAAAGATGTTAAGTATGTTGACATTATCAAAGCACGTGCGTTGCCAAAGAATACTAACTGGGAAGTTCCTGCTAACATTGATGTTAATAACTTTGACTTCTCATGGCATCCCGATGATACTGACCCTGCTTATATCTATCAGTTTGGTACACAGTGGGCATTTACTGGTGGACCTCGTTACACTGTACCCGGTGCAACTGAAGTCAAATATGTTGAAGGTTTAACAGCCAAGTCACTTACTAATATGACTAACTGGGAAATACCAAATGATATCTCAGCAACAGAGTTTGATTTTTCATGGCATCCATATGCGGAAGATGATCCTTTCATCTACCAGTTTGGTACACAACATCAAAAGACAGGTGGGCCGCGATATATAGTACCTGGTGCAACTAAACTCAAGTATGTTGATACACGTGTGTTGAAAGCACGTAAACTTCCTACTAAAAAGAACTGGGATATTCCTACAACAATAGATGTGAGTAAGTTCGACTTCTCATGGCATCCTGATGATACAGCAGGCCCTGTTATCTATCAGTTTGGTACTATCGTAGACCCAATTGACGGACCAAAATACATTACACCAAACAACAACGGAGAAGTTGTAAACTTAGAACGTGTTGAGATCGAAGAAGTTAAGAAAGAAGAGTATGCTCAATATCTAATTGAGACTACACTTGAAGATTTGGTTGATAAACATAAAGACGAAGTATTCTGGGCATTGAACCCTGACTTGAATTATTCAGAGTTTGATTTTAACTGGCGCCCTAGCATTGAACAAGCACATTATGTTCATGCATTTGGTACACGTGACAACATGAATACACAAACGTATTTTGTCAACGGGCCACAATGGTTCAAAGGCAATCGTGAAATTAACTATGTCGAAGATCAAAAAGTTGAGATCAAAGTTAACATTGATATGTTCTATGTTGATAGAGGTAACAAAGAATCCGCTAATAGATTTGAAACGCTTAAAGCAAAATTTGGTAATAGAATTCAAAAGACACGTTACCTAAACTCTTGGGTCGATACAATCACTCGTTGCACTAATCGTGCTACAACTAATTTGGTATGGGTACTAAACTCAGAACTAGACTATACAGGTTTTGACTTTGACTATTACCCTAACCCCTGGCAGATGAAAATGGTAAACGTGTTTGGTACTCAGTGGTCACACTGGGGTACAACATTTATGATTAACCGTGAAACGTTTGCACAAGACACAAAGTATGTTAAAATCATCGAACACTTGAATAATCTAAACTTTGTTAAAGATAATCGTACTAAGGCAACAAAAGCATTACACGATGTATATGTTATCGATCATGGTAATCCTGAAGTAACTTCAGTTGTCGAACAGATTACTCAAAAGGTTGATGAAAAATCTATAACAGTTGTCAAGTACAATAAAAGTTATTTGAACACACTACGTGAGATTATCAATAAACAGCCAGAAAAGAAAGAACATTATCTGTGGCTATGCAGTAGTGTTTGTGACTACAGAGAGTTTGACTTTAGTTATATCTGTGATCCTTTCGCTAAAGATCAACTACATGTATTCCCTAGTGGTAAACAAAAGTTTGGAGACACGTTCTTTATTGATGTAAACAAGACTAGAGAGTTAATTGCAGACATGAAAGTTCTTGAGGACTATCATAAAGTAAACTATAACTCTACACTACGTGCGCAACGTTTGCCAGAGCCAACTATTGTTACTAGTAAAGATACAATGGTTGACGCAGTTACTAGCATTGGTAATTGGCCATATGCTACATTGATTTCAGAAGACAATAACAATATTGAAAAGATTGAAATTGAACCAATGAACTTGTGGGCGCCCGATACTAAAACTATTATCATTACTAGTACCGGCGCAAGTAGAATTGTTGTACCACGTGAAGTTAATGACTATGTAAAGAAAGAGTTGTATGATTATCCTTACATTAAGAAATCTACAAAACTTTCTAAGTCTAACCCAATGGACATTGTATTCTTAAGCAATGGTGAAACTGGCGCAGAAGAAAACTACGAACATCTATTACGAGTTACTAAAGGACTTAAAAACAGAGTAGTTAGAGTTGATGGCGTAAATGGTCGTGTAGCAGCCTATCATGCTGCCGCAGAAGCAAGCAACACTCCTTGGATGTTCACGGTGTTTGCTAAGTTAAAGGTCAGTCCTAAATTCGATTGGAACTGGCAACCAGATCGTATGCAGATTTCAAAGCACTATATCTTTCAAGCAAAGAATCCAGTGAATGGTTTGATTTATGGTCACCAAGCAATGATTGCCTACAATAAGAAATTAACTCTTGCCAATGAAGGTAAAGGCTTAGACTTTACCCTTGACGATGAACACGAAGTAGTAGAACTATTATCGGGTACAGCGATGTACAACACGGATCCTTTCTCAACATGGCGCACAGCCTTCCGTGAAGTACTGAAACTAAAAGCCGAAGATAGTGATATTGCTCGGGAGCGCCTTGATGCATGGATGAACAAAGCCGATGGGGACTTTGCACAATTCAGCATCAAGGGCGCTGTTGATGCTGACGAGTTCTATGAAGAAGTCAATGGTGATTTTAATCAGTTGAAACTTTCATACGAGTGGGCGTGGTTGCGCAAAAGATTCGAAGAATTGTAACCATAACACTTGCTTTATGGAACAAAGGCAAGTATAATAGTATATGGCTAATCAGAACATCATACAGTATTTCCAAACTCATTGCGATGCTAAGGGTATCCCATGCATTAGTAATGAGAAGTGGAAGGTGTTCATTACTCAATACACTATCAGTGAAATCAAAGAAGCACTAGCAGAGTATATCACTAGCAACAACATTCCTTTTCCTATTAAAGATATTCCCACAACTGATATGGAAGAAAACTTCCTACGTTTGTGTAGAACATCAATGATGGGCGAGTACAAAGACTTTGATACTGTACAAGAAAAGTTTGTTTACAAATATACATATGACGCAAATCCATTAGGAGTCATTGATAAAGGTCACGTTTACAACAAGTGCGCTGATTACTTTCAACAAGAAAATCGCATGAAGTGCGGCAGTACACAGGTCGATAGTCCCTGGGATATTTGGAATACTAAGTCAAAGTTATCAAAGATGAATTGGCATTTTTGGCGTAGTGGCACATTAGGCAACAGTGATATTGGCCCCGCTACGTTTCGTAGTGCATTTCGTTTAGGAACATATACTGCCACACAGTTTAAGCCTAGTGTAGCAAAAGCATTGTATGAAAAGCATCAGGCTATGAACGTACTTGATACAAGTTGTGGATGGGGAGATAGACTTGCTGGTTTCTATGCTACACCCAACACACGAATTTATGTAGGGTGTGATCCTAATCCTGATACGTTTGCCGTATATAAACAGCAATGTATTGAGTATGAACGTTTATTAGGTGGTAAAGCCGTTATCGTAGAGGATGTCAACTATTTTAGTTGTACAGGCGTTAAACATGTAGAGATATGGAATCTACCTAGTGAAGACGTTGATTGGAAGTTGTATGAGAATACGTTTGACTTTTACTTTACATCACCTCCTTACTTTGAAACTGAAAAGTATGCAGAGACAACTAGCAAGGTAGATCAACAATCTTGGAAGCGTTATCCTGATTACCAATCGTGGAAGAATGATTTCTTCTTTAAGGTAAATCGAATGGTATGGGATACATTACGAGAAAATGCATATATGATGATTAATATTATCCCACCTTTGCGAGTTCGTGCTAAAACAAATCTATGTGATGAAATGGTTGATGACATACTAACTTACCCCAACGCTAACTATTTGGGTAAGATTGGTATGCGATTACAAGCAAGACCGCATCGAATCAAGACTGGTGGCAAGAATGGAATCTTTATAGAACCTATATGGGTTTTTAGAAAAAACAACTCAACTTACCCAAAATCTATTAGTTTTACTGATTTCTTTAAATAAGGACTTGACTTTTAATCCAAGACTAAATATAGTTATGAACATGACAGAAACACAAAAACAAAAAATCGTATACGGTCTACTATTTGCACCAATAGCAGCCTTCGTGCTACATAGATTAGCACTAGAAGCATGGTGCATTATATATGGACTCATTTATTAAGGAGATATCCATGAAGAAGATTATTGGTAGTTTAATTATCGCTGTGTTAGCAACAATGGCTACTCCGGCAATTGCAGGTGGTCGCCATGATTATCGTTGGGGTGTTGATAGCAATCGCCACAGCCCATATCATCACGTAAATCGTCACCATCATCACAGACACGGTACTGTGATTATTCATCGTGATAACTGGGTAGGACCTTTGATCGGTGGTGTAATTCTAGGTGCAGTTATTGCCGATGCTAAGGATAGAGATAGAGAAGAAAGAGTTGTTATCGAACGAACCCAGCCAGTTCAAGTTTGTACTGATTGGAAAGAAGTAATGACTGATGATGGAAGAATCTACAAAGAGCGTATTTGTCGGTAATTAATGAAATATCAAGTTTTTGAATTTTGGTACACGTTAGATAAAGTTCAACCACAGTTAAATGCACTTTATTCTGATAGTTTTGATAAAGTTATATTGTATGGTCCACATGAATGGACATATTGGGAATGCAATTATTGGAATGAACTAATTAAAGCCTGTCAAGAAAATAATCATAAACTTACTATCATTACTAGTACTAAAAAATATTTCACTGACGAAGAACCTAAGTTAGATATTGACCATGAAATTATTAATTGGCCAACTCACTATTTTTCTAGAACATATATACATTTAGAATCATTAAAAAACGCTATACCTAATGTTGATAATTATCAACATCATTTTGTTAGCATGAACTATAGACCTAGAAAAAGTCGCTGTTTATTAATGGATCTAATTGCAAAACATAAATTATTACATTTTAATGCTATTTCATGGCACAACCCTAATATTGAATATGAATGGAAATATTGGAAGCCTAGATTGATGCAGTTATCAGATATTTCTTTTACGCAGTCACGTAACTATAACGTATTGCCAAAAGAATATTATAACTCTTTTGCACAACTGATAAGCGAGACTAGAACAGATACATTATCTGTCTCTGAAAAAACTGCTACTGCTATTTTTATGGAGAAACCATTTTTAGTAGCATCATGTAGTCACTTTCACAAATATCTTGACGAGTTAGGATTTTTGCGCTATGATGAGATTTTCGATTACACATTTGATACAGTAGAAAATACTGAAACTAGATTTGATTTATTAGTTGAAAATTTTAAGAACTTGTCTAAAGTACCGTTAAAAGATTTACCTAAACTAAGAGAAACAATACAAGACAAACTTAGATATAACAAACAAAGGGCACAAGATATAGTATTTGACTATGATTTGTATCCCGAGGTAATAAAAGAACTAATTGATGTTTACAAAACAGAAGGTGTTATTTTGAATAAAATTTTAGTTAATATGTATGAAAATACATTTGAAACTAAATAAGAGTTATGACAGTATGAAGTAGACTGAAAAGGATTCAAGACGCGGGGGCAGTGCCCGCCATCTCCACCATAGACACATTGTTTAGTTATGGGATTTGCGTATGCGAGTCGGCAGTGTGTCTATGATGGGGATGACACAGGATCGATTGGGTCAAGAGTAAAGAAATGGACTGTTCGGCAATGTAGAAGCCGTTAGGATTGGGG